TGAGTGGTGGCGGCCTTCCTGCGGAAGTAGGTGGCGTGACTCGCCAGTATCGCGTGCAGACGCTCATCGCGGGTGGGCCGTTGAGGACGAGCGCAACTGTCGAAGTGAACTGACGTGGCGATTGCTGTCGGCCAGAGCCAGAAGGGCGGGACTGGCGGCGCAACTTCTGTGTCTACGACGGCAGTCAACACAACTGCCGCAGGCTCCATCATCACCGGCGCCTTTGTATTCCAGGGCACGGCAGCGGCCACAGCTTTCGACGACAACAAGGCGAACAGCTACACAATCATCAACGCAGAGCAGACGGTCGATACGTCCAACGCGGCGAAGATCCGGGCGTACTACAAAGAGAACGCGACCGGCGGCGCAAGCCATACGACTACGTCGCATACGACGACATCGCAGCCGCAGACGATTGCAATGATCGAGATCACGGGCGCCGCGACATCGGGCGCTCTGGCCACGAGCAACGGTGGCACTGACACCTCGAGCCCCTACGGCAACGCGGTGTCGATCACGCCTGCGGCTGGCAACTATCTGCTGGTGGCGTACTTCGGTGGTAACAGCGGGTCGAACCCAGCCACGCACGCGGAGAGCCAGGGCTTCTCGATCGTATCGAACACGAACGAGACGAACGGCGCCGCGCTCTGGACGATTTGTATTGCGACTAAATCAGTAACCGCTGATGGCTCGACTGCGTACACCGCGCAGTTCACGGAAAGCGGTGCGAGTCAGGGCGGGATCATCTTGGCGGCGTTTAATGAATTGGCTGGCGGCGGTGGCGTGACGGTTAAGGCATTAGCGGCGTTAGGAGTTGGCTGAGTGACAGACAATGTAGTTCTCTCAGCCGGTACCGCTGATGGTGTGACGCTCGCGACTGATGATGTCGGCGGCATCCACTATCAGATCATCAAGCTGACGTATGGTGCGCTTGATTCAGCCACGCTCGTCAGCACGTCTAACGGACTTCCAGTTGCCCAGCAGGGCACGTGGAATGTCAATAACGTCTCTGGCACGGTATCACTTCCGACTGGGGCTGCGACTGCAGCGAAGCAACCGGCGTTAGGCACTGCGGGCACTGCGTCCACTGACGTTTTAACTGTCCAGGGCATAGCGTCCATGACGCCGCTGCTCGTGAATGCGTCTGGCAATGCTGTGCCGGTCACGGATAACAGCGGATCTCTGACAGTCGATGGCACTGTCGCAGTGTCGTCGGTTGGCGGCACGGTGGCTGTCACACAGTCCGGCGCTTGGTCGCTGTCTGCAAACCAGTCCGTCAATGTCGCCCAGCTCGCGGGTACGACGACTGACACCAACAGCGGCGTAAAATCCGCCGGCACTCTGCGCGTAGTGCTCGCGACGGATCAGCCACAGCTCACAAACAAGCTGCTGGTCACGCCTGACTCGGTTGCGCTGCCGGCCAACCAGTCGGTGAACGTCTCGCAGATCAACGGCGTTACGCCCTTGATGGGCAATGGCGTCACTGGCACTGGTAGCCAGCGCGTTACGATCGCGTCGGACAATACGGCGTTTACGGTCAATGCCGCGCAGTCAGGCACATGGACGGTACAGCCAGGCAATACGGCTAACACCACGCCGTGGCTTACGACCTCTTCGCACACGACGACGGGAGGTTTAACGGTTGCAACTGGATCAATTACAGCGACCGCCACATCTATCAAGGGATCTGCCGGCCAAGTCTACGTCTGGTACTTCTACAACCCGAATGCATCGGTTGCGTATGTGCAGTTCTTCAATACTGCATCAGGCTCGGTGACTCTCGGCACAACTTCGCCGGTCTACTCGCTTGGCATCCCTGCGACCAGCGGTGCGAACGTCGAATACAGCAACGGTATCGCGCATTCAACGGCGATCACGATTGCTGTGACCACGACGCGCGCGGGCTCTACGAGCCCCGGCTCGAGCGTCGATTACAACATTTTCTACAAGTAGCTAGATGCTCGCGTGGATCGTCCAGCTTGGTTACAAAGCTGGCGCGGCAGCTACGCCCCCGCCACCCGTTCAGACCGGCCAAACCCCTGCCGGCCGCATCAGCCGCAGACGCTCGCGCTACATCATCCGCATTGAAGGTCGGCTATTCCGTGCCGACAGCGACGAAGAGGCCATTGCGATCCTTCGGCAAGCGGAAAAGCTCGCTGAAGTCGCCGCCACTCGCAAGGCCGACGAGATCGTAGAGCGCGCACTGCCCAAGGCAGTGTCGCTTGGTGCGGTCAAGCCGATCCGCATCAAGGTCCCGACGATCGATGCGTCGCCTGAACTCGAGCAGCAGGCCGCCATGACTGCAGTTGCGGTAGCTAGGGCGTATGAGAACGCTTCGATGCTGGCAGAGATGCGATTACTGCTGGCATTGGCGGAAGAGGATGAAGAGGAAGTGCTGCTTCTCTCATGATGCAAGTTGAGTATCAGTTTCCCGAGAAGCTAGGCTTCCTCTTCGACTCCCACCGCTACAAGGTCGCTTATGGCGGCCGTGATGGCGGTAAGTCGTGGTCAATTGCACGAGCGCTACTACTGCAAGGCGCAGAGCAACCGCTGCCGGTTGGATGCTTTCGTGAGGTGCAGAAGTCCATCAAGGACTCTGTGCATCAGCTACTAAGTAACCAGATCGAAGAGCTTGGGCTAACCCGGTTCTACGAGATCCTGCGCGACGAGATACGGGCGCCCAACGGCACATTCTTCAGGTTTGCCGGCCTCTCGGCGCTGACGCGAGACAGCATCAAGTCCTTCGAAGGACTGAAGCGCGCATGGGTTGAAGAGGCGCAGTCAGTTGCCAAGCGCAGTTGGGAGATTCTGATCCCGACGATTCGCGCGCCAGGGTCTGAGATTTGGTGCAGTTTCAACCCCGACATGGACACCGACGACACCTACCAACGGTTCGTCGTGAACCCGCCACCGGATGCGAAGGTGGTGATGATCAACTACACGGATAACCCGTGGGCTTCCAAGGCGCTCGACAGCGAGCGGGCGCATTTGAATGCCACAGACCCGGATGCGTTCGATCACGTCTATATGGGCCTGTGTCGGCCAGCGATCGAAGGCGCTATCTACTTCAAGGAAGTGTCGGCGCTTAGGCAGTCTGGACGGCTCTGCAACGTCCCGTATGACCCGATGCTCAAAGTGCACGTCGCTTGTGACTTAGGATTCAACGACTATATGTCGCTGATCCTGTTCCAGCGCCTGCACTCAGAGATACGGATCATCCGGTACATCGAAGATAGGGAACGCTATATCCCTAGCTACTCGCAGGAACTGAAAGACCTTGGATTGAACTACGGAACGCTTTGGCTCCCGCACGACGGAGCAGCCAAGCATTTGACCGGCGCGTCTGCTCAAGAGCAGTTCCAGAAGCTCGGCTGGCGAGTGCAGATCGTGCCGAATGAAGGTGTCGAGACCGGCATACGCAAAGCGCGCGAAGTGTTCCCTCGCGTCGCGATCGACAAGACCAACGCATCAGAGTTGCTGAATCGCTTAGGCCGCTATCGCCGTCGCGTGAACGCGGATGGACAGGCATCGACGCCGATGCATGACGATGAGTCGCACGGCGCAGACGGGTTTCGCTATCTCGCGCTCATTGCCGACCAGGCAACTAACAGCGCAGAGAAGATCACACGACGGATCAGTTATCCGTCAATCGGGATGGTTTGACTATGAATATGCAGGAAGCCGGGCGATTCAAGCAGCTCGAGGAAAAGGTGGCTTGGTTGGAAAAGCAGGTGGCGGAACTCCTGACTGAACGAGCGGCGAAGGTAGAGAAGCGCGACACGTTGTCGCTCAAGAAAGCTAACTAGCAGATGCAAGATACGGACAAATTGATTGCCGCCATAGACGCCGCTGAGGCGTATTCCTATGGCTCGAATATCGATTCGCAGCTCGCAAGCGATCGTGCGTATGCAATCAATCTGTACGTCGGCAACAACGTCGATCCGGTGCCGGAAGGTACATCCGCGGCGATGGATCGCACGGTGTTGGAGACGGTTGAGTCCATCAAGCCGTCGCTGTGCAAGATCTTTGCTAACGGCGAGGACGTTGTAGAACTGCCGCCGATTGGCCCGGAAGATGAAGAAGCTGCGAAACAGGAATCGCAGTATCTGAACTTCGTCATCACGCAGAAGAACAATTGGTTTGAAATATTCCTGTCGTGGGTATCGGATGCGCTGCTGACGAAGAACGCCTACTGCATGGCGTACAAGGACACGTTTACGTCCACGTCGGTTGAGCGCTACGAGCGTCAGACCGAGATGGGCCTGACGATGTTGCTGCAGGACAAGGACGTTGAGGTGATTGGCCAGCGGTCGTATCCAGACCCGGAATACGACGCGCCGCCTCCGCAGCAGATGCAGGACCCGCAGACGGGCCAAATCGTATTAGTACCGCCGACTCCGGCGCCGATGCTCTATGACGTAGAGCTACGCAGGAAGGAAGAGAAGGCGAAGATTTGCCTTCGCGTTCTGCCACCCGAGCGCTGCAAAGTGTCTGAGCGCACGCCGTCATGGCGTCTCGAGGAGTGCGACTACTTCGAGTACGAGGAATACAAGACGATTAGCGACCTTCGATCAGAAGGG